CATAATAATATATAATATAATAAATAAATAACTAGAGCGCCGAAGCGCCCTAGTTTAATTGTTATGTTACGATGTAAACAATACGAAATTGTTAGCACCTTGAGTACATAAGCATCTTTCAGATAAGAAATGTACTTCCATAGCATCAAGATTAGAAGTGTATGCACCACCAACAGAACCAGTGATCCAAGACTTCATTCTTCTATCTTCAGTTTCAGAAGCTCTATATCTTACATGTAAGAATGGTCTTCTAATGTTTTGACCCATAATTTGATCATAAACAGTAGATGTACCAGCAGGTATTAAAACACCTTGTACTTGAGCTTGTGTACCTGGAGTGATAGTTGTTAAATCAATAATACCTCTAGTAGAAGCGTCATTTAAGTATTTCCAGTCAGTTTTGTAGAAATCATAAGAACCTCTTCTAAAACCTGAAAAACCTAAGTTTAACGCCATGTCAGAATCATTATCGAATAAACCAAAACCTGTACCACCAAGAGAAGCAGCACCAACTTCAGCTAACATATCATCAATGTCAAGAGCTAATTGTCTGTTAACAAATAACATGTTTTCTTCAACAGCACCTTCTTTGTCTAATTGCTTAAGGATAGCATCAAAATCAGCTAATGCTCCAGGACCTTGTCCAGCAGAAGCAAAACCTTCCATGATATTACCTCTATCTTTGATAGCTGCAAATAATCCTTCAGAACCAGTAATAGCAGCTCCAATTTTAGTAGAACCAGCGTCAAATTTAACTGCTTCAACACAAGACATTTCTAAGTAATCTTCAAAACGTAATCTTGTTTCAGACTCAGCTTTTAGGTACCATAAGTATCCAGAAGTTCCATCTTCAGTAGCAACTTCAACCCAACCGATTTGAGCAGCATCAGAACCGTTAACGGTGAACTGATCTCTCAAGATCATTGGCTTGTTGTTATACTGTTGGAATTGAGGAGTAATAGTAGAAATAGTAGGCTCAGATCCCTTACCGTACTCAGATCCAAATACAAATACTGTTACAGCGTCACCATCACCTAATGGAGATGCTACAAGATCAGCATAAGCATAAGGAGCAGCTTCTATTTCATAAACTGTAGTTGAAACCTCATTGATTCTTTCTACTCTACATACTACTTCTGCAGCAGCACCTTGAACTACGATTGTGTTACCAACTTTGATAGCCATGTTACCAGCATCAGCAGCATCTAAAGTAATGTCAATAGTGTCATTACCATAAGTACCAGCAACGTCGATAGCACAGTTTTCGTAACCAACGTGTAATCTATTTTGCTCAGACCAAATAACTTGATCAGAAGACATAGGCATTTCAGCGCCTACCATTCTCAAGAAACCACCTAATGTACGGTTTCCGTATCTTTCAACTTCAGCTTCATAAAGTTCAGGTAGATATTGCTTTGCAAAGTCAGAAAAATCTGCTCCACCATTATCTGTAAACTGAATGTAATTTGAATTTAACGCAGTACCTTTTACGGGATGTGGAACCAACCCAGGCGTTTGCGAATTTAATGTTCCAGTTGCCATTTTTTAAATTTTAAGTTATTTTTTATTTATTTTTAATTTTAACTTAGAACTATCAACTCCAGCAATTGCTTTAACTTTTAATCCATTTATAAACACATCACCTGTAGACGTAGTCCTAGGAGAGTTATCTATATTTTTAGATTTAGCCATCATATCTTTAATAGCATCGGCTTTACCTTGCTCATAAAAATGATTAGCCATAGCATCAGCATTTTCTGCAGTATAAATAGCTTTATGGTATTCGTTATAGTTTTTCAAATCACCGTTTTTGTCAAAGAACTTCTCTACAAAATTATTTAAATTTGATTGGCTATTAGCGACACTTTCTCTATTGTTTACATTATATCTAAAACGTTTTTCTCCAACATTAAATTCGAAACCTTCGAAATCATTGTTGAAAAACTTTTCAGTATTTTTAGTAAACTTACTGTGTCTTTCATTTGCTATTTTTTGCTCTTCGTTATATCTATTGAAAAAATCCATAGCTTTCTTCATTTCAGGATTGTCACCAGATGATTTCAACTTGATCTCATCGTAGTATTTACCCTTCATATCTTCAAGAAAGTTTTTGGCTTTTACAATTTCTTCTTTGTATGCTAATTTCTTTTTCTTTATATCTCTGTCTTGATCATAATTTTCATCATATGAAAATTTATCTTCTAATATAAAGTCTATTTCTTCAGCATCTAAATGCGGTTTTGTTTCAGTATAATACATTTTTAATAATTCTCCAGGGTCAACTTTTGAATAATCTGCATTTAACCTAACATAATCTTCTATTGTACCACCTGTGTCTTGCATAAAATTAACAAGCTTGTCTATATTATCAGGTAGTTTAGGAGTGTCAACTAAAGGTTCTATAGTTTTATCTTCTTCTTTATTTAATTCTACTATAGGCGATTCTACTTCTTCTTTCTTACTTTCTTCGGCAACGACTTCTTCTTTGTGTGGCTCTCCCACTTCTTGCAATCCCACTTTGGTTTCTTCCCTTGTTTCTTCGCTTTGCTCGCTAGACTGTAACACAACTTTCTCTGTTTCTGGCTCTTGAACGGCATCTTCTTTAGTTTTACTTAAGTCAACTTTTACAGTTTCCTCTGTTTTATTTAATTTTTTAGGTCTTCCAGGTTTTTTCTTAACCTTAAAAGATCCCTCAGTTTTCACTTGTTCTGACATAATATAATATAATAATTAATAATTTACTAAAGCATACCTTCTAACCCAACAGGCATACCACCAGCAGGTGGTTGAGGTTGTTCTTGACCTTGAGGTTGTTTTGTTTCAAAGTCGGTAGGCTCAGTATCATTTTTTCTTTGGTTTATCAACTCACTTTGTTGAGTAGCCTGTATTTTAGTTCTTTGATCTTTTCTATCTTCTTTTACAGCTTCATTTTCGCTTTTACTTTGAGCGTTTATTCGAGCTAATTGCATATTGTAACCAAACTCTTGCTCTAATAATTGTCTCTTTATTTGAGCTTCCATTTCCATTCTTTGTTGCTCAAATTGAGATTTAGCTTGTTCAATTTGTATTTTTTGTTCAGTTAAAACTTGCTGCTTTTGAGTTTCAGCCAACGCTTCTTGTTCTCTAGCTTGAGCTTGAGACTGAGCTTGAGCTTGAATATTTTGTTGTTGAGCTTGTTGTTCTTGTTTTTGTTTCTTTTCTCTAAACTTTTTTAACATTCTATTAGCAAGCTTCAAGTTCTTTATCTCTCTAATTTCAATAGCATTTTCAAGATAAATTTGACCGCTTTGTAAAGCCACTTGAATGTTTTGCTCAAGTAATTGTTTTTCTTCTTCATCTGGTTCTAATTGTAAAAATATTCCAAAATCGTGTAAGTTAACAGATTTTAATTCTTCAAGTGTCTTAACGTTATAAGTAGATAAACCGTTTACTAACGCTGAATAAGTTGTTGGAAACTGTAATGAATCAGCTATTCTTAATGATATATTTTCACACGTTCTGAGTGTCAAATATAATCCAGCTTGTAACACATGTCTTGTTGCTGTGTTACTATTGGCTGCTGCTAACTTTTGTAAACCAACTAAAGCATACTTATCAGGTGAACTACCATCTCTAGCTTCGTTAAGTCCGGTCACATCTCTTATCATTTGTAAATAGTATTGATAAGTAGATATTAAAGACTGTATTTTACTCATACCGTTAGATGTAGCAAGCTCTTGTATTGGGACTTTACCTGGGTTACCCATACCATCTTGTGTAAATGAACGCCCTACAATACTACCAGTTTGAAAATACATGTTTAATGCTTCTGCTGGATTATAACTTGTTCCATTACCAAGATCTACTTCATTCAAGCCATCCATATCTACATATACACCATCAGGTACTATACGTGACATTACTTGTTGAAGCTTTAAATGTGTTAATTGAATCATATCAGCAAATGTAGTTATTCTATTTACTAATGAATCAATACGACCTTTATATATTCTAGGAGCGCATATGGTATAATTCATATTAACTTTACAAATATCAGACTCAGGTCTTGTTATATTAGTTGCTTCACCCCAATGTAACATTTTTTCAAAACCTAATATTTTAGCACCACTGTATAAAACCTCAATAGATCTATACGCTTTTTTCCAATCATCTCCTTCTGGAGCTTCTACAAAAGTATCTTGTTTTTCTAATGCTTTTTCTAAACCGTTAGCTGTTTGTTTTATTTTAAAAACTTGATTGGTATAAGTCTTATATTCAAAGAAAAGTACTTGAACAGTTTGATCATCATATCTACCATTCCAGTTTCTAGTGTAATTTTGATTGCCTGGATACTTTTGTATTTCTTCCATATCACTAGGTGTAAGATATGGAAATTGTTTTTTAAGTTCAGGTATACTAATAGATTTTACTTCACCAACGTAATATATATCTTCAAAATTAGGATCTTCAGTATATGAATATACTAAACAAGATGGATCTACATATTCTACTTTAATTCCTTCAGATCTATTCCATATTGTTTTTAATGCACCTATACCTAATACGCAAAGATCATAATTAACTCTTCTTCTTATAAGATCATATTTGTTTTTGTCTAACACGTAATTTATAGCTTCTTCCTCTGCAACTTCTATAGATTGTTTATAATCTAATTGCATATGAACATCTAAATCATCTAAACTTTTAGGTACTTTGTCACCTTTAGGACCTTCACTTAAATCTTGACCTGTTAATTGTTTTACTTCTTGTAAGTATTGCTGAGTAACAATATCATTCATTATTGACTCAGCGTATTTAGTTCTTTTTTGAGTGGACTCAGGATCTTGAGCGTAAGCATTTATGTCGTAAGTTCTTTGTGACATACCATTAACTAATATATCTACAAACTTAGGTATTACAGGTACTGGTTTCCAATCTAGATTTAAATACGATAAATCACCATTAATAGATAATTCATCTTTGTATTTTTGTATTGATTGTTCTCCTCTAGCGTATAATCTTAATCTATGAAAATGATTGTAGTTAGTATTAAATCTATCATACCAACCTCTGTCATTTCTAAACCATTCATATTCTATAGCTTGACCGACTCTTAAACCGTATTCATATGTAGCTTTCTCCGCGTCAGGTACTACCTGATCTGGAAAAGAACTGTAATAATTTGCGTTAGCTATCATTTATATTATTTTTGAAATATAACCTGTGTTATCATATCTTTTAATTCCTAAGTCCATTGATTTTAATTTTCTATCAGCAACTGGTTTATACATATTTCTATTACAAGCCATAATGGCTAAACCAGAACTAATCGAAGCATCATGCTTAGTTCTGTTATTTATATTAAACTGTGCCCAATCTTCTAATGTTTTTTGAAAGTACATATCACCGTATCCAGCTTCTGATTCACCTACATATTGTTCTATGTAACTTTCAATAGCAGCAGCGTGCGCTTGCTTAATGTCTTCACTCGTGTTTGGTATACCACCTATTTCTTTTTCTGTAGGTGAAAGTTTATTCCACACTTTATCAGGACGATTCATAGAGTAACCTCTATAACCTCTTCTTTTAAAATAGTAAAGTAATCTTGGTTTGTTATTTTCAGCAAGTATAGGCATACCGTAAAAAATACAAGCCATTAAAACATCTTCAAAAAATATCTCAGCTGTTTGAGGTCTAGCTATATATTCTAAAAAGAAGT